ACCAGTATCCTGCTGAGCACCCTGCGTACCACATAGAGTGACTTCAATGTCACGCTTCAGCATCTTAATAGCCTTAGCGACATTGTTAGCCAGTTCATCCTTAACGCCAGCGATGTTAGTAAGGTCAAGAGACATTGGGGAGACACGGACAGTTCTGCGGAACATCTGTGGGTGCATACCCAGTTCGTAACGATACTGCTTGGTCACGCCACCAACGGTGTCCTTGACATAATTTTCCACATCCGTGACTGGGTCAACATCAGTGCCATCGATAACGCCACCAGACTTGGTGGTAGGCAACTGGTCAACCTGCCAGCGAAAGTGAGTATTTCCAGGTTTTGAACCCTTCTTCGCCATAGAGGTGAATGGGGTGTCACGAGCATCGACCATAGCGATGAGGTCAGCGAGGTCTTCCCGCTTACCCGATGTAATTTTTGGTTCTGTAAGAATAGCCATAATTTTTATTTATAAGAATTTTTTGAGCAGGATGTCCTTGAGGTCTTCGCTAGAGGAGTTTATCTTGTAGCGTTGTTCGGTTGCCTTCAGTCTGCTTTCTGCACTGTTGGCTTTAGGAGCCGACCCACTTGGTCTAGGATTATGCGGAGCCTTCGCAACAGTCTTGGAGACCTTACCTTCACGGGCTTTTACGCCAGCGATGTAGTCACCAATAACCATCTTGTAGTCGGGGAAGCGTGTAATCTCTGGGAAAGCCTTCAAAAACTGGTGAGCAATTTGCTTCTCACGAGTATCTATGTCCTTTTTCCAAACAATACCGTATTCCTTTTCGGCAAGGTTTTCAAAGTTATCCTTGGCTCTAACATACTGCATCCGCTTTGGAAGGTGCTCTTCAAGTGCGTCAATAGCATTTAACTTGATTTGCTTGATTTCCTCTGGGCTGTAATAGGTTTCGTTGCCACTTGCATCGCTTGCCGTGTATCCTTCAGAATGTTCCTCGCACCATCTACGAACAGACCGTGCTTGAGAGACTTCGCCCTCGATTTCCGCAACGGTACTGATGTGACTATACGGGGAATCCTTGATGGATACAACGGGTTCGGGTGCTAACTTCTGATTTCTAGTGGTTTCAAGTTCTTCCTTGAGTTTGGCAATCTCGGCTTCGGCTTCCCTACGCTTAGACACCAACTTATCAATTCGCTTCTTAACACCCTTAGAAAGACCCCTGTCCTCCGTTTCTTCTTCGTCCTGTGAATGAACCTCTTCGCTATTTTCAGTTTCGGTGGCGTTTTGCTCACCGTCTCCTTCGTAGTCTTCTGCTTGATTACTTTCGGACTCGGCAGTGTCCGTCTGACCTTGTTCGGATAGGTCAAAGTCCTTTCGGATAATATCCGCTAGGCGTTCTTGTGTAAGAGAGCCGACACTCTCGTTTTCGACATTTTCGTCTTGCGACTCAGCAATGTCGTCATCGCTGTTTCTATCTTTGGGGTTCATGAGATTATTAGCATTCTCAAGTCTGCTGAGACTTTACAGTGTTTTGAGAAACAAGGAAAACAAGGTTACTTTTACGACTATTTTACATCTGTCAATCTTTTTACAAAGAATTCAATTCTTCGTCAGTCGTCCAATTCATGTGCTTTCTGTCCATGCCTTCTTTTCGGATTTCTAGGAGCATACGCTTAAAGTCTTTAATGCAGGAAGCCCGTCCGCACTGATATACCCTGTCTTCACCATGGTAATCGGTAGAAATGGCTTCGTCTGCCTCAGATTTGATGTTTATGTCAATAATGAGCATAATCTGGTTCCAGACCTCATTTTGACCCTCAAAAGCGAGGTGTTCGGGGTTATACGGGGGCTTCATTGTTGGTAGGGGGCATCATTTGCTGTTGAGCCATCTTTTCAGCCAGAGGGGATACCCCAATTCGACCAATTTGCTTGTTTTGCTGTTGGCTAACGCTCATTTGAAGGTTTTTGACATAATTCTCAAAAATCATCTGGAAGGTAGGATTACCCTGCATAGCCTGTTGGGCTACGGGGTTCTTAGACATAATCTCCTGCGTATACTGCATCTTGGTTTGAGCCGTAGGGTCGTTTTCGACATACTGAGGCTCATTACCCAGAATCATAAGGGCAATGTCGGTCTGCACATCACGGTACATCTTCTGGGAGGCTGTTGACTGGTCGATGATGACTTCCTTAGCCATATCTGGAGCAATAGCATTCATGGCAATAGCAATGAGTTTGTTTCTGTCAATAACACCGCCACTATCCATTGGGAGGACAGACTGGTTAATAGCCTGTAATTTCTCCATGACGAAATCGACATAGAGGTTACGAATGTCAAACTTCAGTTCATAATCAAACTGGTTGGCAATGTCAGACATGTTCTGAGGAATTGAAATGTTTGTAATTCTCTCAATTTCTTCTGCGGCAAGGTACTGAAGACCAAGTTGCAGTAGTTGGGTGTAAATCTCAGAGATAGTGGTAAGCCAATTGTCGGTAGCCACCTGCTGAAGCATCTGTGCGTATGGGGCAGGAGTCTCTGGACTCTGCATGCCAGAAGTAAGACCAAAGTACTTAGCCGCATTGTTTTCAACATGCTCAATGACCATCTGAGCCAAGTTAGGAGTGCCTCTTGGAGGCTCCATGAACTTGTAGTCGTCTGGACTAGAAACAGGCAACTGTTGGGCTGGGCCAATGCGACCAATGCCTTGAATGCGTCTCTTGACCATAATCGGAGGCACAGTCTCAAAGGCAGTACGGTCTCTCATCGAGTCGTGCTGTCCCTTAAGTTCTGCCTGTTCGGTCATCAAGATTTCTGGGATGCCTCTAGATTCGGCAATGTTCTTTCGAAGGTTCTCTCTGCGATAAATAACAAAAGGATACTGTCCGTGAGCGTAGCCAAGTTTCTCGTGCTTAAAGTAAGAAGACCTAGAAGCGTTAGGGCAGAAAGCCGTGTAGTAAATGTGAGGAACGCCATCTTCGTTCATCTGACGGGTGTAGGCGTAACAAACTTCAATTAGGTGATTCCCTCTAAACTCGTAAGTGTCTAGCATGTTTGCTCTGGGAACGATGTTAGGGTCGTTGTACCAAGACATCTTACCAGCAGTGTTTACGGCTTCACTAATAGCATCAGAATCCCAGTCTTCATTACGCTCCATTGACCGAAGTTCTACTTCTGTCATGAACATTCTTCTAAAGATAACACGAGCCTTTTGGAACTCGATGGTTTCTGGAGGGAAACTGATTTCGTCAAACGGCTTAAGTGCAGTGACGCAAGGAAGGTTCTTGGTAATGGTTTCTTCAAAGACTGTAGCACTTCCAGTTTCTCTGAGTTCCTTAACCATCTTTCTAATGTCTGAAATCTTGATGGTGTTAAGACGCTGTGCAAGAATGCTGACAGCCATCTCTTCGGTCTGTGGATTGATAATGTATTCTGGAAGAGCAGAAACAAGTTCGCTGACCTGTTCACCGCTTCCAGCCATTTCAATAAGTTCAGCCATATTGAAGCGTTGCTCTCTAAGCCCTACCTGTTGCTCCCATCCAACATAAACAGCAGACCATCCATATTGATTGCCGTACTGGCAGAACAATTCCGTATCTCTTCTAAGTTCGCTTCTAAGTCTGTTAGTGAAATGACCAATAAGAGAATTCATGCCAGCCGCATAAGCCGCATCGTCAGATGTTCTACCGCTAACGCCAAGTTTGGACAACTTTAGCGAGTTCATCAACATAGCGACCTGCTCGTTAATAACTCTGTCAATAAGTCTAATTCTTACATCGGACGCACCTTCAAAAGGCATGGCGGGTTCATCTTCTGGCTTACCAGTAGAATGCTTTCTGCCATCAACAGTCTGACCTTCCCATCGGCAATAACGAAGGTCATCGTTGGCATTCAGTTCAGCCGCATTTGCTCCATGGTAGAAGCATCGCTGAAGTTCATCGTAAAGAGCGGAGATATTCGGCTTTTCGCTAGCGTTTACTAGCGGGTCACCGTTAGACTCCATGGAAGGGTTATAAAGACTCATGTTAATAGATAAAAGGTTTGCCTACAGGGGTGTAGTCGTTGCCAATGTGCACTGGGGACATAACAGATAGATACCGCAAACAGTCAATAGGGTCTTTTGTAGCACCCTTTTCACCGTCAGCACCAGTCCATTCTTTAAGGCAGTAGATTAAGTTTTTGCAGTTATCTGAAATGAACAACTTTGGTTCATTAATAGGGCTTAAGGGCTGGGACATGTCGTAGGAGAACCAATCGTTGATAATGGCTACCCCTTGCTCAATGGCTACCCCTGCCGCAGGAGCAAAGTAAATAGGGTCGTCTCCATCGTCCAGCAGTTCCATCAAAGAGGTTCCACCGTCTTTGCCGATGGCTTGAGTCGCACCAGCACGAGGGTCAATATATCTTTCTGCGATTTCTTCCTCCCCCTCAAGTTTGCGAATTGTAGCCTTGATTTCATCCAAACCCATTCCAGCACCGTTTCTCTGGGCAACGCCTTCTTTCCCATCGGGTTTGTCGGAAGCCAAAGCCCATTCACCAAGAGACATATCTGGAAACTCTCTGTAGACGAACATTTTACCTTCCTTTGTAACACGAAGCCACAGCATGAACCAGTTTCTTGCTCCAGCAGGGTCAACAACCATGTAATTCGTACCTTCTTCTGGGATTTTGTCATGGGAAACAATGGAATTGTCGCCAAAACGAGGAAATTGAGACCCAACGGTGTTTTCAGCGTATCCGTAGGCACGAATCTTAATTTCGTGGTTATTTCGACCCATTAAGGTCTTCTTCATCTCGTCAAAAGGCGAGTAAACATTTAAAACCGAATGAAACCATGCAATTCCAGCGTTTGCTCGGTGGCAATCTGCCGTAAATGGCATGTGCCCACGCTTTACACCGTTAACATGTACGGATGTTTCTTCTAAGAGTTCGGCTCTGAGGGTCTTTTTGAACTTACAACCAGCCACATAGTCCTTAACGACCTGCGAGTAACCTTGAATAGGGGTAAATGTAATAACCAACTTACCTCTGCGGGTAACGACACGGTATCGTAGGGTGTCAATCCAGTCTAGCGGCACAAGTTCATCGCACCAGATAAGGTCGCACTCACCACCTTCGATAACATCCTTCTTCTGGGCGTAGTTCATGAACACGCACTGCGAGCCATTGGGGAGAATGAATGTATTATCGCTAAACCCATTCTTTTGGGAGTACGAAACATTGGTTACCTTAGTCTTTTTTGCAATTTTGAGTTCGGGCGGTAGGTACTTGTAGACAACATTCTGTTGCATTTGAATGCTCGACTGGTGCGTAGTGTGCAAACACCACACCATAGCCTTGTCTTTATTGACCATTGTCTGAATAAGACGCTTAGCCGCCCATTCAGTTTTGCCAGCACGGTTGCCGCCAAGCACCAAGATTTCCTGCTTTTCCTTAAGGATTTCGTCTGATTCCTTCCAGTGCCAAGGCTCAAACCCATGGCGGTAAGGGTCTAGTTTCTCTGCTAGAATCTTGTCTTCACGCAATTGAAGAACCTCAATCGCTTTTTCTTTCCCTAACTTCTCTACAAGAGCCTTAACATCTGGCAGTTTTACAACTGGATGCGGAGTAGGTTTGTAAGACTCAAGAGAATCGCTCACTGTGCGTATCTAAATAAATTTAGCAGTTCTGGAGAAATTGGCTGACTCCCCATCATAGGCTTTGCTTCAAAACCAGTTTGTCTAACAAAATTCTCAACATCAAGTACTCTAGCCTCTTCATAACCGCCCTTGTACCATTGAGGGTTAAACTTGTATCGTTGGCTGTGACTAATTTGCGGATATTTATCTGCATTGTCTGGATGCATGGCGGCTACATAGTCTAGCGTATCAGTTGAATATGCTTGTCCGTCAAAAGTCTGCATTTCATGCGGATAAAGGAAGTCACCTTGGCTGGAAGTACCCGCACCCGCAGTACCTGCACGATGAGCCATCATTACATCTGGAATCATGCCAAACGCCATACCGCCACGACCAAGTGCGTTTCCTACTGGTGGAAGTCCACTACGGGGAGAAGGAAGTGTAGTTCCTCTAGGTGGAAGTCCAGTAGTGGGAACTTGATTTAATGCGGCACGACTATAAAGCCATCTATCTAAAGCGTACCGTTCTGGAGAGGCTTGATTTGCCGATGCAATGTTTCTAAGTCTATCCATTCTGGTAACGCCAGTTGGAGTATCTCCAGTAATACCTTGAGCCGCTGTTGCCATAGGCATAGCCAATTCTCTAGGAGTTCTTAAATCCCACACTTCTTCTAGTCCAGCGTTCTGTCTAGCGGTTGCTTCAACTTGCTGTCTGTTAAGAAATGCTTGTTCAGACGCATTGTTTGCACCTTCAATTCTTGCTCTGGTTTTTTGCTTTGCTAGTTCTGCTTCTTGTTTAACAGCCTCTTTAGCCGCCTCTAATGCTCTTTTGCGTGTTTCAATTTCGTTTCTAAGTATAAGTCCAGACGATGGACTATTGGCATTTGGCGGTCTGTTTCCACCGTAAGGTTCAACTGCTCTTCTAGCGGCTTCGGCTTCAACTTCTCTGGCAAGTTCAGCGGCTTTAAGCGTGTCAGCCTTTTTGCCTTTAAACTTTGCGAGCCTTTCATCAAGGGTAGGTTCGGGCGGCTGACCAGCCCATGTAGTTCTTCCTTCTGGAGTTACTCTTACTTCATCGCCAAAGTCGTCTTGAATTGTAGTAAACTTTGAACTACCACCATCGATAGGTTTAGGAGCACCGCCACTAAGCATTGTCTTAGGTCTATCAATGTCGTCAAAAAGCAAACTGTCTGTAAGCAGTTTTCTAGTTTCAAGCCTATTCTTTAATCTAGCGGCAACAGCAGGAACTTCGTCTGCGGTAAACATTCCAGACTTATTAAGACCAGCAATAAGGAAGTCTTCAGCAAACTGAGAACCACCCATTTGAGCAATTCTGTTTCTAGAAGCATTTAGAATTGCACTTGGATATGTCTTTCTCATTCCAGTTGTAAAAGCAGGAGACTCGTTTTTGATAAAATTATGCAGTCTATCCGTGTATGAACTGATTCTTGATTCAAGTGGTTCAAGCACTGCAATGTTAGGTGTGCTTTTTGGAACAACAGCCTGTTGCCCTCTTGGGCCAACAACAACTTTTTTGTCTGGGCCAACATCTAAATTTGGACTAGGCGTATTAAGTCTCTGCGTTTTTGCTTGTTCAGCAACAGCCCTTTTTAATTCAGTCGCTCTTTTTACTCTATCAACTACATCTCTAGTTTGCTGTTCTGGAGTCATTCTAGAACGAATGCTTTCTTCTACAGACTGACCAACAAGAGCCGTTTTTGCTTTATTAGCCAAGGCGGCTGTAATATCCGCAAGTCCCACAATTCCTTTTTCTAAAAAATTGGGAGGAGCCTCCATTCTTCCTGTGACAGGGTTTTTAACTAGATTTGCACCAACACCCGTTTTTTCTTTAACATAAGAAGTAGCCTTTTTTACTGCACCAGTTGTCTTTTCTGCACCAGAAACAACAGCCTCTTTTGCTCTATCTGCAATAGGAGCCTTTGCTCTGTTGGCGGCTTCTTTTTCAAGTTTAGCAAGTTTAGCCTCAAGTTCTAAACGAGCAACCTTTTGCTTAATCGTTTCCTTGGGAGTGTTTGTATCGTCAGCCATTATTTATAAGTTCTTAAGCCCATCCTTACAGCATGTAGCAAGTTCTCGCTAGGGGTGCATGCTTCCAGATTTTCAGCCCTGTTATTTAATTTGTTACCATCTATGTGGTTGATTTGCAGGTTGTCAATAGCGTGTTCGTTGTGAAAAATCTTCCCAAAGTGAATGGCTACCAACTTATGCACAACAATCGTGTGTCTGAATCCATCGTTGCATAGCGTAACATTGAAGTACCCTCCCCCGTTCTTGCCCTTCTTAAGCACCTTGGCTTTGATTCTGCGACCATCTGAGGTCGTCTTTGATACAGACCTAACCTCACCGACACTACCCACCTCATACAGCCCTTCAAACTGTTTAATCTGAATTGGCTTCCATTCCTCTTCCATGTTAATCAATGGAGCCACTGGACGGACTTGAACCGACAACAATCTGTTTACAAAACAGGTACTCTGCCAATTGAGTTACAGTGGCGTTATCTCTGTATTTCTTTAGAAATACACGGTTTTTTTCGTAGCCAAATGACTTCAGTCCAAGGAGGTACATCGTCATCTTCTTCGGGTTCTTCTGGGTCATTCCTTGCCGCAGTTGCACTTTGGCTTACCGCAGGAGCAACCTTTTTTACCCTTTTTAGGGGTTGGCTCATTCTTCTTTTTGCCCTTTTTAAGGTTTTTGAACTTATTGAGTGTATCGGAATTCATAATTAGGAATTAAATAACCAGCCCCAGTAGTCGCCTTGGTTATAAGTTGACTCTTTAGATACATCCTTGCCGCTGTTACTCTGAGGATTGGCAGGAGCAGGGCCAGCCTGTTTAGGTGCACCTAAAATAGCACCCTTGGCAAACAGACCAAGACCTCTCGCCCAATCGGCTCCGCTGGCAGGATTAAACTTGGGAAGTGTTTGCGAAGCATTTGCAGGAGCGGCATGACCCATCATTTGCTGGTATGCTTGAGAACCAAAATCTGGCATCTGGCCTTCGCTCGGAACAGCCTCTTGAGCCGCCGCCAAGCCATCTTCGTAATGCTGACCCATTTGTGCACCATAATTAGCAAAGGATTCCTGTGCTGGAGCAGGACTCATCATTCCATAAGACTTAGGATATTGATTGGGATAAAGATATTGTGCTTCTGCAAATTGGTCTGGGTTCATTGAGTACCCTTCATACAGATTAGCGTTTGGGTTATATTGATAGTTTGCCATTATTTGATTGCTCCTCCTCTGACATAATGACTCGCCCTTTGTGAGTCAACCAAAACTCTATCTCCGATTTTGTATGCCTTGGCGTTACGGACATACACCGTAACTAGCAACCCGTTCTCGTGCTTAACCTCCATTAGCCTGTTATTGAGAAACCAATTCTTGGTAACTTTCCCAATCCACTGCGAATTCCACAGGTCTTTTACATCGTTAAATAAAACAATCTCCTCAAGTCTGCCGCT